CTAACAAAGTTAGGAGTCTTACTAATGAAGTTCATATGAGTACCAATATCTATTGGTTCAACATCATCACTCATCTCCATGTTAGAGATAGGAGCTACCTTAGCTGTTGCTGGAAATAGTGGTCCTCCATCTTGTCCATACATAAGGAACTGTTGACTCTTAGAGAAGAGAACTAAACCCTGTCTAAATGGTTTTACAGAGTATAGTTTGGCAGGTCTTAGTGACGCACAGTTGACATCAATAGGATCACCAGCTCCAGTTACTCTGGCTGATACTCTGTATAAACTATATGGTTCTTTAGCTCTACTAAGGATTACATTATCTTCTGATAAGAAACCAAGTCTATCGTCATGGAAGAATAATTTCTTTATTGTTTTACCAACAAAGCTAGGGTGTTGAACTGTTAAGTCATCTCCTACTTTTCTATCTTCCCAATCTATAGGTTCAAAGACAAATGTATTAGTACCTGAGTTCCTCAACCTATGAGGCATAGTGGATGCTGTTAAACCTGCTGAAGCCTCTGGTCCTATTGTCTCTTCCCAGTAACCTTCTCCAGCTGCACCATTATTAGCTATAAATCTTGTATAGAAATTATCAGAATCATATTTAACGTTATTTACAATCGTTACTAGATGATGGTGGAAGGAGTACGGCGGTAAGAAAGAAGCATCACTAGCCCAATCTTGATATACAACTAGGCTGTCATTATTAAAACCACCTGATGCTTCAAGCGTGAAAGCAGTTCTTGTATTACTTACTACACGATCTAACTGAAGAGAGGTGTTGTGTTTAGTTACTGTTAAACCTGAAACATTTAAAGCTTCAATTCTTAGTTTTAAAGTATCTAATATATCGTCATAGTCAGCATCAGATGCTGCTGTATATGCAGCTGTTGTCTGACCAGCTACGGTTACTGAAAATGATTCATCTTGCATTAATGCCTTATCACCATTAAGTAATACTGTTCCTCTACTCCTAGCTACAAAGCCAGTAGGGTTAGGTTGAGTCGTTACTGTAACTAGATCATTCGATATTATTGTTGCTGCATCTACAGTTAATACATCGTAGTTAGTTTTAACACCATTGAGATAAGCAGCTGCAGAACCAGTAAAGGTTACGGTACATGCAGCTCCAGTATCTGCATTCCATACATAGATAGTTCCATTAGTATTACCTACCTTTGGAGTGATACATCCTATGTAGTTGTTAGTGGCATCTCTATTTATATAGAACCACTTAGCATTATCTAATGTTGTTCCTGTAAAGTCTGCACCACTTGTATTCTTTAGTTTTGAAATAAATTTGAATCCCGGTCTCTTAGTCATACCCAATGTGGGGTCAGCTAGACCATTGATACACTCACGTACTTGACCGGGAAGTTTCTTACTATCTGGTTGTTTAGATACACCACTCAGATAATTTGATATTCTTTGAGTTACTGCTGCCATTATCTACTAAGTGCTTTGTAAGGTTGATAGCTGACATAAGGGTAAGATCCGTCAGGGTTTCCAAAGTATGTATAGTCTCCTTGACTTGTTTCATACTCAAGAGCCATAGCTCTCATGTATGCTTCCTTCTGTTGAAGCATTTGATATTGAGTCTGGTCTCCTACTATCCGACTAGATGTAATGGTGGCAGCTCTAGTGGTTATGTAGTCTTGAATTGGACGTGGTAGATCTACCCAATCAAAGAACCATACAACATCTACATCGACAGTTGCCTCTGTCCATTGATCAGTATGGTGATACTTGTCATATAATTTTCCGTTTCTTCTTATGACTTGTTTGTCTCCAGCATTAGATGCAGAGAGATCCATTTGAAGAACGTTATTAGGTATAGCAATTTCATTATTTGTTACTGTCCATTTGTAGTTGGCTTCTTTATTGAAGGTCCATCCTTCACTTTGAACTTCTCTACTAACTTCTAAAAGTGTTTGATAAGCAATCGCAACGTCTGGGTTGGTTTCATCCAAAGTGGTGACGGGTGCCTGACCACAAGCCATTAGGATTTGATTTATTGCAGGTAATTCTGTAGCAGCATTAGTGGTAGGAAAAGCCATAGGTATAAATATTTGTAAATAAAAAAAAGGGAGCCATAAAGACTCCCTTAAGTGTGGGTTTAACCCCATGCAGATGGTGCAGTAGCACCAATATGAAGTTCAACTGCAGCAGCAGGATTAACATAATCACTCCCGCAAGCTAAGCGACCCAAAATCACGTCACCCTGGTAAATCACGGAGACATCACCTTTGGTAACTTGGACTTGAGGACCGATAGCTTCAACGATACCAGCAGCTTCACGTTGGAAGATAAGTCCACAAGACTTAGTGCCAACTTCAGTCGCTAGACCGTAGTCATTCTTGATACCTGTTTCAGCATCACTCTGGTTTTCGATAGCTACTTCAACGAAGTCACCAGTGCGACCCGGATCAGTAACACCAGTTGTTCCACCGTACTTAGTACCATACTTGCCAAGGAACGGAATGTTCATTGATTTGTAGATCTTAATACCAGCAATCTCAACAATGCCATTACCTGACTGCAAGGATTTACCTTGTACATCACGGTTTATAAGACCATTGGTTCCGATATCTTGAATCAATTCATAGTACTGACGTGGGTTTAGTACAGCCACTCTTCCGTCAGAGCTTATTCCTTTTTCATCCATTGCAGCCGCCGCGTCATAAAACGCATTGACTAGATTTGCAGGAACATAAGCATCAGATTCGTTAGTAGCATGTGTACCTACACGGATCTGAGTACCACCCGGCTCGACGTAGTTAGTCTTAGTAATAGGTGATGCTTTACGTGCTCCACGAGTAATAGCTCTGAAGATTAGACGGTCATACTTTTCAGCTAATGCGTAGCCGATCTTACGAGAGATCTCTGATCTCAAATCGTAGTGTGCAAGTGTCTCATCAAGCTCATATAAGAATGCACTTGAGATTAATAACTCGTCAACTGTAATAGTCTTCTCTGCTACTGGTGGTGCGCCATCACTGTTACCCAAGATGGAATTTCCCGGTGTGTGAAATTCACTTGTGGTGCGACCCGTGTAGATGAACTGTAAAGATTTACCGTTCTTAAGGGTACGCTTCATCACAAGGTCACGAGCAATCGTGTTGTTCTGGAAGCCTTTGAACATCTCACCTGAGAACAATTTCAGGTAAAGGGCTCGTCTATCGCTACCTCCATTATCAGCACCCGGCTTGGTTACTTGTGCCTGAGTACCAGCGGCGTTTGTATAATCGGTTTGATGTGCCATTTATCTATATTTTAAAAATACTAAAGGTATAAATCATCATCGCGCGCAAATTAAATTAATCGTTTTGTGGTCTTTCCCACCGTCTAGACGGCTAATAGGTATCCTCGTAAGGGCTAAAAGCCAAATTACAGAGAGGTCCGACACTGAGGTGCCTCTCTGCTATGGAAGTTCACATGAAGAACTTCGATATGAATGAAGAAGGCTAGAGCTAGAAAAACTACTAGCCATAATTCATTTATTTTTTTCATAAGGTAGAAAGTGCTTCTTCGATGGATATATCCTCGTCAAATTTTTCTCCCTTATTTTTGGGGTCAGGCATATCCTCAGCTGGTATGTTCTCTTCAATCTGTAATCCATCTCTCATCATATGTAGAGGAATACCAGACTTGGAGAACTCTTTCTTTTCTGGTTCAGGCTCAAGTGAAGTTACATTAGCGTGACCGAAAGCTCCATTGTTCTGATGAGACATTAGAACTTAAACTTAGCTCCTAGCTTTGTGCCATAGTTACGATCCTCATCACCATTAGTAATGGTAGATACTTCACCATAAACACCAAGACTTTGAGATACATTAAAAGTACCTCCAAGCTTACCTGATAGTTCAGTCTCTGTACCGTCGATACCATCAACAGCTACAAGAGCTGGACCACCTTGTATGTAGTAGTCCACATTACCTGCAGTACCTTCATAACCAACGTGAACATCTACTGTTCTACCTTGATACTCAGATCCTGTGTAACCGTCATTAGATTCAGCGTTTAGATATACTCCAGCGGTTGCAGGTGCAGACGCTAAGGTGGTTGCTGCGAGAGCAAGTGCAATTGTTTTCATTAAATTAATCTTTGATTGTTTTAGTGTAAGTTACACCACGATACTTTAGTTTTACAGTCATTGTAAATCTCTAGTACCTAAGCCCCGTTCCATGCTTAGGTTTCATGCGTCCATGAAAAATGGATGAACGGACGTGGTGTTATGCGATTGGTGCGATCTCTTTAGCCGCTAGATC